TATGAAAAAGAATTGAACTTTAGATCAGTTGAATGTATTCAATATATTGCTCCGGTTGCGTGCTATACACAGCCTGAAGAATGTTATGTGTATACGAAACAAATGGTTTTAGATGAATGTGAATTGAATAAACCAATTCCGTATTATGAATCAGAATTTTATAGAATTATGGCGTTTCAAGATGAATTTAAGAAATCCAGAGATTCTACGATGGCTGATATTGAAGTCAATCCTGGTCCTGTAGACAGAATGCCGAATGTTATACATATTAGGACACCTGCTTTGAAGTCTTCTTGTAATGGAAAAAGTTTAGTCTTTATTAGACATATCTCCAGAGGAGAAGCGAAAAAATCGTTAAGATATATGAAGCATGTGTTTGCTCCATTGCCAGAATATATGTTTAATGAAATGTGCGAGGATCCAGAATTCTTAAAGAAATTTAATGATATCTTATCTCATTTAGTACCTAATAAATTACAAATGTTTAGTGGTTTAATAGGAGGTGATATAAAACAAGCTCAAGTACAATTAGAGAGCCTAACAGATGTGCTACAAGATTTACCAGATGAACTTTCCCTTAAAATGTCGTCCACCCTTAAAGAATTGGGTGGTACCGCGATAACAAATATACGACAAGGAGGGACTTTTTTGATTTGCATTGTAGCAGCCGTTTATGGTGTGGACTTCTTTATGTCCGGAAGGAAAGAATCGAGGAATATTGCAATGGGTTGTGCGGTTGTTGCAGCAACGTTGCATGGACCAGAAATTCTTTCTTTTATAACTGATCTCACGAAAGAACAACCTCAGAACGAAAAACAGATGTTTGGGGGTGCTAGAAATGAATGGTTTCATGGGGTTATCGATTTTATCGTTAATCAAATGGGACTTACGAAACTAAAACTAAAAGATCTAGGTTTTTTTGTTATGAATTTCGAGAGATTACGTACCGGAGCTATTGGGATTATTAATTATATTTTTGAAACGATTGATGCTATTGCAAAATATCTTTTAGATATGACTGTTATTCCACCAGAATGGTATATGGGTATTGAACAAAAAACCGAAATTTCAGAATTTTTTGTTTCTGTTAAAGCTTTTCAGTTAGACTGTAGGCAAGGCAAGATACCACATACTTTACAAAGTGCTGAAATTTTAGATTGTTTAATAAAACGCTGTGTTAATATTCGATATAAAATTCAGAAGAACTCTGGAGCTTCGTCAGTTTTAGATGCAATCTATAACGATTTGAAAGGTTTAGTCCATAGGTTTGGAGGAGTGAAAGCTCAATCTTCAGGTGCTAGACCAGAACCTTATAGTGTTGTTATTTCAGGACCTCCAGGTGTATTAAAGACCGAGATTGTAGAAAATTTAGCTTTACGTTTATTTTATGATAGGAAAATTGAAGCGGTTGATGCCAATAAGTATTTAGATACAAAGGATCAAACTACCAAAGCACGAAGTGACGGTATGACATATGCAGATTATGTCTTTACTAAAGATTTCTCTAAGCATGAGGATGGTTATAGACATCAAGAAGTATGTAGGTTAGATGAATTGGGTGTTCAGAAGGACCAACCAGGAATGGAAAATAATGTTTATGAATGGTGGATTAGAGCTGTTAATACGGTTCCTTTTCCATTACCTATGGCTAATTTGGAAGATAAAGGAGACGCTTATTTTACATCAAAATATGTGTTTGCTACAACTAACATTAAAGAGTTTCGTATCAATAGCCTGGAAGATCCAGGTGCCGTTATTAGAAGGTTACATTCATACATATTTGCAACTGTGAGAAGAGAATTCTGTTATGATGAAGGTAATGCTGCAGGTGATAGTGTTTGGGATAGAAGACCTGACTTCTCTAAGATGCCTAGAGTTAAAGACTCTACTACTGGAGCTGCGGTTATAGACCCAAATATTTTTGAATTGTATGACGTAATTCTAGATAGGAGTAATAATCCAGTTAGCAATAGGCTGATCCCAGGGGGATTGGACGAGTTGTATGAACGAATAGTTGTTGGGAGAAAACACCGTGAAGAGATTTACGCTGCGAATTTAAAAAGTCGTTCCGACTTCGCAGCAAAAAAGGATGCAATACTTTCTAGGTATAATGTTTTCCCATCAACTAGTTTTGAATGTGAACCAGGTAGTATCGAAGATATTCCAAGAGAGTTTTCACTGTTGAGAAATTTCATGGCTCTGTTAGAGAGTAAATCTGGTGTTATATTTCAAAATTATGATGAATTTATAGGTAATTTTATAAGAAAGTATCCTGAATTTATGTCGGAATACCAACATGGAACAGGAACTGACCGTTGGATCACATTAGGATTGTCGGAAATAAAATGTGTTAATGCAATAGAATTTGAAAGTTTAGCGCAATTAGAATCTCTTAAAACAGAAGCAACAACCGGAAATAAAATTATGGAATTTTTAAAAGAACATAGTTATGTGATTGGGGCTGTGTCTAGTATTGCAATGTTTTTCACGTTCAAATCACTGTTCTTTTCTGAAGAACCTGTAGAGTTGCAATCTCCAACCAAGGTAGTTTTGAGTAAGCAAGCTCCAACGAAATCGATGGCGGAAATACAGAAAGAATATGCTCCTGTACATTTACAGATGGGAATAGGAGCAGATCCAAATGGAGACACGTTAACAGATAGCATAGTTATGAAGAATTGCTTCGCTTTATGCGCTGGTTCTGGTAGTGGTCAGGAGCAACGAGGACAAATATTGTTCTTTGCTGGAACCTTAGCTATTATGCCTGCACATTTTCTATATCATGTAGAACAATGGGTAAGAGATGATCAGCGCCCAGAAACTCTAGATACTATCTTTACTTTAGTAAGTATGGCCGATAGTGATCCGGATAGAAACAGATATAGTTTATCAATTCGAGAATTCTTAAGTGGTGCAGTTAAGGTACCAGGTATGGAAGATTCAGAATTACAAATTGTTTTGTTTCCTGAAAGGATAGGAGCTAAACGTGATATAAGAAAATTCTTTAAGAGAAGCTCAGACTTTAAAAAGGTATATAATCAAGTTAGTCTTAAAATATTCATGTGTCGAAAAGGTATTAAGTTTGTCGATCAACAAACGGCAACTGCCGAAAAGAGTTTCGAAGTTGTTACGGGTGCAAATGGTGAAAAGAAAATTATTCCAAATTCGTATACAATGCGTATGAAAACAGCTGATGGGCATTGTGGTGCATTAGTTTTTGAAGTTAACCGTGCAGTCCCAATGAGGAAAATTTTGGGTTTACACGTTGCTGGAACACCAGAAAATGAAAAAGCTGTTACCGAATCAATTTTCGCTGAGTGGCTCGACTTAGCTTATGATAAAGTTAGATCAGGAGATAAGCCAATGTTAATAGACCAGTTTGCGGAAGTAGATTATACACACGTTTATGGAAACAAACCGCTCGATTGGCAGATGAATGGTTTTGTTGAAGTGTGTCAGAGTCGCGTAGTTCCGTCATTCACTAAAAGTACTTGGGTAAAATCGCGCATGTATGGATTGTTTCAAGAAGCCACAATGAAACCTGCATTATTACATCCAATAATTGTCGATGGGGAACGTATAGATCCTAAAGTCAAGGCTTTGTCAAAATATAGTCGCAAAAGCGGAGTGCATATTGACGAAGAAATGTTGGAAAGATGTATTGAATCCGAAATTGATTTTTATAATTCCAATTCACCATTTTATGTGGAACCTCGGTTATTGACATCACGCGAAGCGTTGTGTGGAGTTGCGGATGATAGTGATTCGGGCCCTATAAGTAGAGGAACTAGTCCAGGAGCACCTTATATCTTTGAAAAGCAAGGAACTAAAGGTAAGCATTTGTGGTTAGGTTCTGAAGGCGACGTAGATATGGATAATCCGTACTTGATTAAGTTTTTAAACGAATGTGATGGTATGATCAAGAATATGGAGAAAGGGATCATTCCTAAATTTGCATTTATTGATAATCTAAAGGATGAATTAAGGAAATTGTCCAAGATTTTAGGTTATGATACTCGTAATTTTAGCGCGTGTTCGTTTGCATTGAATTATATTTGTAAAGTTTATCTTGGATCATTTATTATTTACATGTTAAAGAATCGCATTCACAATGGACATACTATAGGTATTAATCCATATGGTCGCGAATGGGATACGATGGCACGTGCATTGGGTGAGAAAAACTGGTGGATAAATGCTGGTGATTTTAAAGGATTCGACACGGATCATGTACCTCAGACAATACAAGCAATGTTTCCTATCATTGATGCTTTTTATGTAGGACAAACTATTGAAGAGAGAAATGTCCGAAGATGTCTCTGGACTACATTATATAGAACATATCACGTGGTTGATGATAAAGTTGTATTGTGGGACTCAAGCCTGCCTAGCGGTCATCCAATGACTGCGCTGATCAATAGTATGCTCAATAGAGTTGATCATAAACTGTGTTTTTACATGATTTTATGTACTGTTTTGGTTAAAACTTACGATTATTTTTGGACGTTTAACCAGGCTGTCGTCTTGTTTGATCATGGAGATGATTCATTATTTTCTTGTGATCCTAAATATGCAGAATATTATAATGAAAATACCTTACCAGAGCCCATGAAAATTTTAGGATTAACATATACTCCGGAAACTAAAGAAGTATTGGAAGGACGCAGACGTACAATTTATGAAGTTACGTTTCTCAAGAGAAATTTTAGGAAAGAAAAAATGCTTGGTAGATTTGTGGCTCCCATGGATTTAACCAGATTAAAGGAAATGATAAATTGGACGCGAAAAACGGATGGCGATATAATTTTGCGTGATAAATGCGGATTAATAGCCAGAGAATTTGCTTTGCACGGTAAAGAAAAGTTCAATGAACTGATCGGACCGTTCAATGAAGGATTTAGAAAAGCATTCGGCGTGGGTATGGACAAGACCTCATGGTATCAGTTATTTACTGAAGCGTGTTGTTCGACTCTTACCCCATTAATAAGTAACCTACAAATGAATAGTAAAACCAGTAATTACAACGAGAAAGCTCTGACAAATAGTGAATCAGTTTGTCAACTTAAAAACATTATGAATTCAAATTTTAGTGACTTACCCGATTTAGTCCCGGATGATGATGAGTACGATTTAGTGTTTCAAATGAATGAAGCACTAGAAAGTGGTTTCACTGAACGTACAACACCTGTAGGGTCAAATGATACAATTGAAACGTTGGATGGGCCAACTGAAGCTGTCCAACCAGTAGGAGCCGTCTCTGATCCTGGATTTTTGAGTGACTTGAATTTGGGCAATCAAGTGGATGACATCAAGCGCTTTCTTGGTAGAAAGGTTTCAGTGGCATCTGGAACATTTACCAGTGGAGACGGTGCTACTACTTTTCCAATTTACGATTGGTCGGCACCGATTACAACCAATGCCATTTTAACAAACAAGTTACTTGGAATTGGGTTTGTTAGAGCTACTCTTGTCATAGAGTTGGAAGTGAATGCAGAGCCGTTCCAACAAGGGTTATATTGCATTTCGTATATTCCTTCTGGAGGAATGACCGGAACCTCAGCTCTAACGACTGATTGGAGATTAATGCATGGATTCAGTAAATTGCAAATTTCACAAGCACCAATTGCGTATTTAAATCTGGGTTGTGATACCAAGGCTGTTTTAAAAATTCCTTGGAAAAGTGCATTTAATGCGTGGATTCCTAATGTCACAACACCAACTCTTTTAAGTCCAGGTAGCTTTAGAATTTACCCGTTTTCTAGTATGACTACAGGTACAGGAGGCAATGCAACTTGTTCCTATTATATGTGGGCCCATTATGAAGATATTGAATTAGGAGGATCGGTTACTCCACAAATGGGTAAACGCGTTGCATTCGATATGATTGGTAAAGAGCAGTCCACGCCTATTAGTTCTCAGTTGGCCAGTCTTTCAACTATTAGTTCTAAATTGGCAGTGTTACCAGTTATAGGTCAATTTGCTGCTGCAACTGCATGGGGTTTAGAAGCCGCTTCGAAAAGTGCTAAGTACTTTGGGTTTTCTAAACCTACGCAAATAGAAGGGCCAATGAAAATGATGCCAACTTATGGATCGTTTATGGCTTGTTCTGATGGTTTTGATGTAGCTGAACCATTAGCTTTAACTCATGGAAATCACGTAGCACTTAATGCTCATACAGGTTCGGAAATTGATGAATTGAGTATAGACTTCTTGAAGAGCATTCCAAGTTGGTTTTTATCAGGTACTTGGGCAGTTGCCACTGCTCAAAATACAGCTCTTATTCAACAAAATGTTGCCCCAGTAGCTTTTGTTAATCCTGTGGCTGACGGATCTGTTAATGTGACTAATTTCACTCCTGTAGGTCTTTTGGGAACTATGTTTGCTGATTGGAGAGGGTCTTTAATTTTCCGTATTAGGTTGGTCAAAACCAAATATCATAGTGGTAGATTGTTATGTACTATGCAATATGGAGATACTGATTTAGCAACTTTTGCGCCAGTAGCTATAGGTAATACTCCATATAATTACAGACAAATTATTGACATAAGAGAAGCGGATGAGTTCGATATTGAAATTCCATATATGTATAAAACACCTTGGTGTTCATCTAATTTTACTGGAACTGCAATTGGTTACTTTACGATTACTGTATTAGATTTGTTAAGGTGTCCTGCATCAGCAAATACTACAATACAATGGCACGCTGAGATTATCGGAGGAAAAGATCTACAGTTTGCAGGAGTTGATAATTTTGGTTACACTCCTATTGTTCCTAATGCTTATCAAATGAATACTTGTATTGCCACGGAAACAACTATAGGTGGAACAAGAGGAACTGATAAGCACCAAGAGGCTTGTGAAGTGAGTCAGGGTGAAATGATTACTTCGTTGCGACAATTAGTTAAGAGGTATACTCCATGGAACGTTGGAGTTCAATTAGGAAGTTTGTCAAACCAATATTTGACTGCACCTTTTTCATTTAGTATTTTTACATCAAATGGAACTGTTGCATCAGGAACAGTAGCTGGTACAACTCAAGATGTTTATACTTTGCTCGCAAGTATGTACACTTTTTCCCGAGGAGGAGTTAGAGTGTTGCCAATTCCTGCCACTCCTTCAACAACGATTAGTTTATTTTGGGCTCTCAAAAAATTAACTAGCGCCTCTGCTCCTTTAGGAGGCCAATTCACTGCTTTTGTAGGTTCTGTTGCGAATCTATTGTTCACAAGTGCATTTGAAGCTGTAGGCTTTGCACACGCATCAAACCCGGGAGGCGGGTTATTAGTACCTCAAAACAGCACTACATTACATAGGATCAATGGTTATAATAAAATGACCGTGGCCAATGGAATAACTTACAGTTCTGGTTATGCAGATGTCAATCAAGTTGTATTTGCACAAACTGGAAGTACCGTTATAAGTTATTATATGTTCAGAGCTGGAGCGGAT